ATTCTGCGTAATCGTGAGTTCTGTAATCTAACAGAAGTTGTTATTCGTGGTGATGACAATATCGAAACCCTAAAAGAAAAGGTACGTAATGCAACCATACTCGGAGTTTTTCAATCTACTCTTGTCAACTTCAAATACTTATCCAAGAAGTGGAAAGAGAACTGTGAAGAAGAGCGTCTTCTCGGTGTTTCGCTCACTGGCATCATGGATAACGAGTTTACGAACGGCTTACGCGGCAAAGAAACGCTGAAGAATGTTCTAAACGAACTTCGCACCGTTGCTCAAGATACTGCTAAGGAATGGGCAAACAAGATTGGCATTCCTGTATCTGCTGCTATCACTTGCGTTAAGCCTTCTGGTACTGTATCTCAGTTGACTGACGCAGCTTCTGGTATTCATGCTCGTCACTCGCCATACTACATTCGTACTGTTCGTGCTGACAAGAAGGACCCTCTTGCAAAGATGATGGTTGAGATGGGCTTTCCTGTCGAAGATGATGTCATGAAGCCTGATCATACATATGTGTTCTCGTTTCCAATCAAGTCACCTGATCATGCAGTCTTTCGTTCAAGCATGACAGCCATCGAACAACTTGAGCTTTGGCTGACATATCAGCGTGAATGGTGTGAGCATAAGCCTTCGATCACTGTCTCTGTTAAGGAACATGAGTGGCCTGAAGTTGGTGCATGGGTTTGGAAGTATTTTTCTGAAATGAGTGGTGTATCATTCTTGCCTTTCAGCGAACATACATATCAGCAGGCACCATATCAAGACTGTGATCGTGAAACATACAAATCTTTTCTCACAAAGATGCCAAAGAATATTGATTGGACAAAGTTGGCTGAGTATGAGAAGCAAGATATGACAATTGGATCGCAGGAATTGGCGTGTGTAGCAGGAGGATGCGAAATCTAATGTCAAAAGAAGTAGAAAATAAGACATGTTCGTGTTGTGAATCAGAGTATCGCTTAGTTTATACACTAGGCGATACATCTGGTTATCCAAAGTTCTGTCCGTTCTGTGGTGCTGATGCATATGATGAGGAAGATAAAGAACATGACAGAGACGAAGACTAATCATTCAATATCTTTTGTTATACCCTGTTATAACGAAGAGAAATACATCGAAGCTTGCGTCACATCTATACGAAATGACGCAAGCAAACTAAACGTACCATACGAGATTATAGTAGTTGATAACAATTCAACTGATCAGACATATGATATAGCAGCTAGTCTTGGTGTTCGAGTTATTCGAGAAACAAGAAAGGGTGTTGTATTTGCTCGTCAAACTGGTTATGAAAATGCAAAATACAATTTGATTGCAAATATTGATGCCGACTCTACTATACCATCTGGTTGGACATCGACAGCATTGAGAAACATAGATAAAGATGATGTAGTTGCTGTCACAGGTCCTCTGATATACACTGATGGTTCTAGATCATTGAGATTTGCAACAAGATTCTACTATTATCTCGCTTGGTTAAGTATTCATCTTGTAGGTGTGTTTCTACAGGGTGGAAACTGTATGATCAAGAAAAGTTGTTTAGATGAAATGAATGGTTATGATACAACTATAGCTTTCTATGGTGAAGACACGATGACAGGTAAAAGACTTTCAGAATTTGGAAAAGTCAAACTTGTAATGAGTCTTAATCTTCATTCTTCAGCTAGAAGATTGCATAGTCAAGGTGTTTTGAAGACAACATGGTTATATCTCGTGAACTATTTGTATGTGACATTTAAAAGCAAACCACATACTAACGAGTATAAGGACTTCAGATGAAATCTTACAAAACAGTATTCATTTCAGACATTCATTTAGGTGCAAGAATGAGTCAAGCGGATCAACTGCTTGACTTTTTTAAAACTTTCGAATGTGAAAAAATGTATCTGGTTGGTGATATTATCGATTGTTGGGCAATGAGAGGTAAAAGTTATTGGCCACAGCATCATAATGATGTGGTACAAAAGATACTAAGACGTGCAAGAAAAGGTACGGAAATCATTTATATACCTGGCAATCATGATGAATTTATGCGTGAGTATTGTGATGCTGAATTCGGACACATCTTACTACAAAGAGAAGCTGTTCATGTTGGTGTAGATGGCAAGATATATTATGTAACACACGGTGATCAATTTGATGTTGTAACCACAAATGCAAAATGGTTAGCACATCTCGGATCATGGGCATATGATGTTAGTATTTTGATCAGTTTGGGATTAAATAAGATTAGACACAATTTAGGCATGTCTTACTGGTCACTTTCTTCTTATCTTAAGCAAACAGTGAAAGAATCGGTTAACTTTATTGGTAACTATGAAGAAACTCTTTCTGACTATGTGAATAAGAAGGGATATGATGGTATCATATGTGGACACATTCATCATGCTAACATAAGAAAGATTGGCAATATAACTTATATCAACTGTGGTGATTGGGTTGAAAGTATGACTGCAATCGTTGAACATCATGATGGTAGATTTGAACTTATAGAATGGAAAAAGAAAGATGGAAAATGATGATCAAGAAAAGATTCAAGAAGCATATCGAAAAGGGTTTCTAGATGGATTTCAGACAGCTAAAGATAATCCATATCTAACAACTCCTAATGTTTCACTGAATACAACTTGTCACGTATGTATGATTAACTTCAGTTCTGGTGTGTGGGGTTATGTTTGTGGAAATACGAATTGCCCTAGAAAGATATCAGCATTGTAATGTTATACATACTGATGGAGGCACATCAGTATGGAAAATTATGACAATCCGTGGCAGTATCGAGGCAAAGCTATTGAGCAAGATGATCTTGACGGTCATCTTGCTTTCGTCTATTGTATAGTGAATCTAAAGACTAAGAGAGCTTATATCGGTAAGAAGCTTCTTCAGAAGACTAAGACACGTCAAGTCAAAGGCAAAAAGAAACGCACAAAGATTGAGTCTGACTGGAAAGAATACTATGGTTCAAACAAGGAGCTACAGTCAGATGTTGAAAAGCTTGGCACGAAACATTTTCGACGTGAGATTCTACATCTATGCAAGACAAAGGGTACTGCCAATTATCTTGAAATGAGAGAACAAATTGACCGTCGAGTCCTTGAGTCCGAAGACTGGTACAATGACCAAATTTACGTCAGGGTCCATCGTTCCCACATTAAAATTTAAACTCTCAACAAAATCAATGACTTAGGAAAAGTTGTTTAAAATCAGACACTTAGCCCTGCGACACAATGTCGCACTTTTTTTGGTTGCATCTTTCGGAATTTCAGTGTAAGATGTAAAAGTAATCGAGAGACAGGAGCTTGACTATGGGTATCGTATTCGACCTTTCCAAGCTTGACCGTAAGATCCAAGATCAGATTATGGCTTCGCCTAAGCTGGTTCGCCTCTTCTCCAGCTTCCCTGATAAGCTTCTCGGTGTGTCTGGTGACGCTAAGACTAGCAAGGGTGAGAAGCTTGGCTTTAAGACTGCCATTCTTTACATGGCCCCGGCCATGCAGTCTGGTGAACAATTGTGCCCCATGGCTCAGGTTGCCCAGTGTGACCTTGCTTGCTTGTTTACCGCTGGTCGTGGTGCGATGGCCCCTGTTTTCTTTTCTCGCCTTCGCAAAGCTTTGTTCTGGCAGCAATATCGTACCAAGTTTCTTGCACTCCTTGCAAAGGAAATTACCAATCTTTACAAACAAAGCATGAAAGATGGTGACTGGACTTTGCTTGTGCGTCTTAACGGTACTACCGATATTCGCTGGGAAAACTATGGTATCATTGAACAATTTCCGATGATCCAGTTTTACGATTACACTAAGATTGCAAATCGCAAGAATATTCTTGCCAACTATGATCTGACGTTTTCCTACAGTGGTGTTGAAGCTTACCAGCCGTATGTGAAGAAAGCCGTTGCAAACGGTATGCGTGTCGCGGTTGTTTTCCGTACCCGTCAGATTGTAGAAGATATGATCGCTGCTGGTAAGACGTTTCTTGGTCTGAGCCTTGTTGATGGTGATGATACCGATGTCCGTCACCTTGATCCTCTTGGTTCGGTTGTTGCCCTTTATGCTAAGGGTAAAGCTAAGAAAGATACCACGGGCTTTGTTGTCGCTTAAGGGGTAAAATATGCTTGTTCCCTTTGCTGAAATGAAAGCTGCACCCTTCAAGACGTATGAAGACATTCCGCTTCTGACAAAGGAATATATCGTTTACGTGGCAGGAGAAGCGGAAATAGAAAATATTCCGCTTGACGATATCAATGGCTTTATGCTAATGTTATATGACGCTGAAAAGCGTAAGCGGGAAGAGTGGGAAGACGGATGGGTTCTCTAATTTGCTTATCGCTAACACTAGCAAGGTAATCTAATGCTGATTTACACAAACCAATCTTCTGGTCGAAAGCGCAAGTCCCAATCAAAGCGACTTGCTGCTGCTAAGGTTGAGCACCAGAAGTTTCTTGCATCTGTTGGCTACTATGGCAAGCCCAAACGCAAGTATCACACCAACATGCCTAACTTGAAGGTTGACAATGGATCCGGTGTTGCTCCTCTCTCTGATGCAATTCCTGCAAATGGCTTCAAGCGTTCGGTTGATGACTGGCGTTGGAAGCGTGACCGTGTTGAGACTGCTGAAACAGTAAAAGAGATTGAACGTAAGAAGAAGCGTATCGCACCCGCCTTCAACAAGGGTGCTACTCAATACATCACCGACGGTGCTGATCCGTCCACGCTCGGAAGAAAAGTGTGAATATCTTCAAAAGACTATGGTGTTACCTCTTGCATCAGAACCAACCTGTAGCGTATAATGGTAATATCTTCCGTTGTATGAAATGTGGGACAAAATGGAAAAGATGAAATCTCAACTCTTTCTCGATTGCGATGGTGTGCTTGCCAATTTCAACAAGCGTGCTATTGAAATCTGTGGTATGGAACCTCGTCAGTTTGAAGATACTGTAGGAGAACAGAAGTTTTGGGACATGATCTATGGTTCAGATGACTTCTTCTATTCTCTCGAACCCATGCCAGATGCACACGAACTTGTCGAAGCCGTAAAGCACCTAAATCCTATCATTCTCACTGGTCGACCTCGTGGTGATTGGTCTGTAGGACAGAAGCTCCGCTGGCGTGATAAATATTTTCCTGATCTTGAAATGATTGTGTGTAAGTCACAAGATAAGATCAAGCACGCAAAGCCAGGTGATGTGATTGTTGATGACTGGTTGAAGTGGAAGCACGTTTGGGAAGCTGGTGGTGGTATTTGGATCACTCACACTTCGACTGAGAATAGTATTCGAGAATTGAAGAAGATTGGAGTTTTGTAATGGACTTTTCTGAGTTAGATGATCTTGTTGATAAATGTGATCAAGATACCAAACTTGCTGTTACTCGCTGGGTAATGAAGCATCTTATCGAACATGCACAAGAAGGTGGTTCATATCGTTATCTGATTTATAATCGTCTAGGTTTTGGTCCTGAAGCATATGGTCCACTTTGTTGTGATGGTATAACCATATCGAATGAATTTGATCTAAAGCTTAAGGATAGCATCATTCAGGCACTGCAAGAAAACGATACAGAGAAAGCAAAACGTGTTCTTGGTTGTTGTGATGAACCTGGTTGCTTCAATCATATATATTGCGGCTGGCCATCTCCTGATGGTTATCGGTCCACTTGTAGTACTCACTCAAACTGGAAGTTTTAAAAATGTATAAGTTGTATACTAAAAACGATTGCCCATGGTGTGTAAAAGCAAAGCGTTTGTTGAAAGATTGCGGAGTTGAATTCGAAGAGCTTAAGCTTGGCATTGATTATGAACGAGAGGATTTGAAGAAACTCCTTCCTGAAAATTTACCATTGACAGTACCACAAGTTTTTGTCTATAATAAGCGTATTGGTGGTTATGAGGACCTTTCTGAATATCTCGAAGCTAACGGAATAATGGGAATTCAACAATGAACAACACAATGGAAAAGAGCGGGGTAAAGTCAATGCTACAGTCTACGATTGCTATCGTCGTTTTCGAAAAGGGTGATGGCACTCTACGTACAATGCGTTGCACTCTACTGCCAGATCAACTTCCGGCACCTAAAGAACTAGCTGAAGATGCACCAGCACGTAGGGACAATCCAGATGTTCTAGCTGTGTGGGATCTTGATAATGGTGGTTGGCGTTCTTTCAGGCTTGACTCAATCAAGTCAATCACAGTCAAGCCAATGGAGCACAAGAATGTCGGCTGATGATGGAATCTACATTCTTCAGACATATGGTCCTGAGTTTAGAGTTACATATGCACAGGCCATCGACAACATCTTTGGAAAGTTCAATGATGAAACACTGCACTGGGATGGTGATCCAGGTATGATGCAGTCATACTTTGGATCATCTAAGGTTTATTCAAACATTGACGAAGCATATGATGATGCTGTAGAATTATCAATGAAGTATGAGTATCTGGAAGACGGAGTTTGTTTTCTGACAAACTTTAAGGAGATGAAGTTTCCAGACTAAATAACGTATCAGGAGATAAGATATGGCTAAGAGCATAGCAAAAGTTCGAGGCAAATTTACCGATGAGAAGTACACTGGTCCAGAACCAGTTATGAATGAGAACTCAACTCTTATGGAAGAGGCTGCGTTCTACAATTGGTACAACTATTACTATTCAAATGAAGATGCCAAGAACTTTGCTATTGCTTATCTAAAGCTTATCAAGTTTAATAAGACTAAGATTAAGAAGATTTCAAACGCACCCGCTGACAAGCTACGTCACGTCGGGTTTATGTGTCGTTCCCTAATGCAAGACTCAGTTCTTCCCAAAAGGATGCAAGACAGCCTTTGGAAGAAAGTGAACGACATTGCTGCCACGACTGAAGCTGCTGAAGAAGTTGTTGAAGAAGTAAAAGTCGTTTCTATCAAAGAAAGAGTGAACAACAAAGCTGAAAGTCTGATTGCCAATATTGAAGACTTGCTCGATGAGTACTATACGACTGGCAAGACATATGACTTCACAAAGTGGTTTCGTGACAATGCAATCAAGCCACAGATTGCTCAGAAGATCGCAGACTATTATCGTCCACTATATTCTGAAATCTTTGATGCATACAACGGTAAAGACAAACAACTTGTTGAAGGTTATAGTCAATGGAAAAAGACTAAGCTGAAGCACTACCTTCAATATATGAAAGATTTGATCTCTGCCGCTGAACAGTTCTCACAGATCGTAAAGCAAACGAGAAAGCCTCGAAAGAAGAAAGTTAAGCCTGCATCTCAGATTGTATCTAAAGTTGTGTTCAAAGCTGAAGATACTGAACTAAATATCAAGAGTGTTCAACCAACTGAGATTGTTGGTTCACAACAGCTCTGGACTTTCAACACGAAATATCGGACACTTACTGTATACAATGCAATGGGTCCGTCTGGTCTTTCTGTGAAGGGTACAACACTAACTGGCTTCGATGATAAGACTTCGATTGTTAAAACACTAAGAAAGCCTAATGATCAATTGAAAGCACTCTCATCTGCTGGTAAAGTTCAACTCAGAAAGTTCATGGACAATATCAAGGCTGTTGCAAAGCAAGCTAACGGTCGAATCAACAAAGAGACTGTTCTCGTAAAGGTTATCAAATGACAAAGAATATTGTGGAATTTCCAAAGAGTAAGATTGTACGTGAAGTAAACAATGATGAAGTGATTAATGAAGCTAAGGCAAGAAGCCGATCATCATATGCTGAAAACTTAGCAGACGATCTTGTTTCTACTCTTCTTCAAGAAATGGAAGATTTAGGTATCGACACATCAACACCTGAGTTTATCAAAGACTTCAGTTTGACTGTTGACTCTCTAAGGGCAACAGTGTATCGTACATTTGATGTTGAACACCACCTTCATGAGTTTATTGATAAGAGTGTAAAGATGATCCATAAGGACACTGGAGAACCATATGTCCTCGATGAATCTGAAACTATTGACACTGAGAAGTAATCGTTGTATAATCTTTAACAATGATTAATAGTGAGGAATTATGTCAATCCTAGTGGACTTAAATCAGGTGTTGATTTCCAATCTTATGAAACAGATTGCGACAACTCCTAAGAGTGATCTAGACGAGAATCTTATTCGTCATATGGTTCTCAATAGCTTGCGTTCTTATGCAAAGCAATTCAAGAGTCAGTATGGTGATATCATCATTGCATGTGACTCAAAGAAATACTGGCGTCGTGAAATCTTTCCCTTCTATAAGGCACATCGTAAGAAGGACCGTGAAAACTCCGGTCTCAATTGGCACCTTATCTTTGAAACTCTCAACAAGATTCGAGACGAACTCAAGCTGTATTTTCCATACAGGGTTCTTGAGGTTGAGGGTGCTGAGGCTGACGACATTATTGCCGTACTGACTGCTCGAATGTCACCGAATGAGAACATTCTCATTTTGTCGTCGGACAAAGACTTCGTTCAACTTCAGAAGTATCCAAACGTATTTCAGTATTCACCAATTCTAAAGCGATTTGTGACGACTGCTGATCCACAACAGTTCATCAAAGAACATATTCTTCGTGGTGACCGTGGTGACGGCATTCCAAACTTTCTGTCACCAGACAATACGTTTGCTCTTGGTGAACGTCAGAAGGTAATCAGCAAGAAGAAGTTGGTTGAATGGGTCAACAGTGATCCCAAAGAGTTTTGCATTACTGATACAATGATGAGGGGTTACAAGAGAAATCAACTACTCGTTGACCTTGATTGTGTGCCTGAGAACATCAAAGAGAACATTGTAAAAGTGTTTGAAGAAACAAAGCCAGGCACAAAGCAGAAGATGCTAAACTACTTTATTCAGAACAGAATGAAGTATCTAATCGAAGTTATCGATGAGTTTTAAGGAAACAAAATGAAAAACGTGTATGAAATCTTTCAAGAGTTTGAAAACGCTGCTACCAAGAATGATAAGGTAGAAGTGCTAAGACGCAATGGCAACTATGCATTGCGAAGTGTTCTTCAAGGTACATTCGATCCTAAGATTGAGTTTGTTGTTGAACGTGTACCATACTACAAGCCATCTGACTCACCTCCCGGTTTAGGATATACATCTATTCATCAAGAGTTGTCTAGAATTTATTTGTTCATCAAGAACCACCCAAAAGCACCTGCGGGTCTAACTGATCAGCGACGTGAGCAACTTCTAATACAGATGCTAGAAGCGATGGAAAAAAAAGAAGCTGAAGTGTTCATGAATATGATAATGAAGAAACAGAAGGTAAAGGGACTAAACTCATCAATCGTTAAGGAAGCTTTTCCTGATCTTCTTCCATGACATCATCGTCCATCGATAAGTTTTTCACAAATAGTGAAAGCAAGATATACACACCAAGTAACAATGAGTGTATAGAATGGTTTCACATTCTGAATGAGAATGTCTTTGATCAGAGTTTACCTGATCTAACATATATCGAAGTCGGTAGACGTAGAGGTGTTTGGGGTTACTATGAATATGAGTATGATGAAAAACAGTCAATGTTCAAGACTTGCGGCATCAAACTTCACAATCGATATCCAGATCAAAGATTTTTCGTCGAAATCCTCGCACATGAACTTGTTCATCATCATCAAGCAATATATAATGATGGTAGAATCAACCATGGACCAACATTCATGTCTTGGTCTCCAAAGCTAAGAAAGAAAGGCATTAAGCTAAGTAGGACATATGACAAATGAAAAAGATCAGTAACAACCACAGTTTTTCAGAACACTTTGGCCACGAAGAACATGAGCCATATGACGGTCAAAAGAAAATCAAGAAGGTTTCTTCTGAGCATATACAAAGACGACAGATCAGGAATTGGAAAAAGATCTGGTCAGAACACGAAAACGATTACGATGAGGTTGATGAGTTTTACGATGTCCGAAAGTAAAATGTCCTAAAGTTAGCTAGAGCTAGACTATAGTGAAAAACTTGAGCTGAACCATAGAGAGGGTGCGTCGTTTTGTCGCACCCTTTTTCTATTGCTATTTCCAGAGAATGGGTATAGGATGCAATCAAGATGACAGGGAGACTAGAGCATGGCTATTACCCAATCTTTCCGTGAGTATAATGCCGAGACCAAGTCTATGGTTGAGATCAAGAACACTTATGCTCAAGGTTGTGTTTTGCGTAAGTGGTATGGTAGCGTTCAAGTTATGTCTGACGTTTGGGAAACCAGCTTGTTTGCCCAATATTGGGATGAAGAAACAGCCACTGTCAAGGTCGTGAATTGGATCAATGAAGCGACGGTCGATGCTTCCGATGAAGTCATAGCTAAGGCTAAGCAATGGATGTATAGTCAAGCTTATGACCGTATCCTCGATAAACGGGTACGTGAAGCCGCAGAAGAGGCCCAGCGGATTGTAAAAGGATCGCGGGTTAAAGTGGTTTCCGGTCGAACCGGCAAGGGTCTAGAAGGACCAGTAGTCGTCACCATCGAGAAGCCCTACCGCGCTGGATACCGCTCTTGGATTGAAACCAAAGTCGGTATTGCCAAGTCAGAGCTTATGGTTAAGGTTACTGGACGTAACGGAAAAACTTACGATAGTTACAAAGATATTGAATGGGTTTGGGCTCGCAATTGTCAGCTCCTTGAAATACCCTCCATCGACTTAGGAAGCATCAGGAAGAGCACAAAGGATGAGGCAGATAGGGAAATTGCGGGTTGTGGGTTCTGACCGTCCAGCCCGCTCCAATCCAGTGGCAAAAGCTTTAGCTTCACCATTGTTTCGAAGTCGTATGGTCAAGTCCAAGAAAGCATACTGTCGTAAAGCCAAGCCGAAGTTGTGTTGTAAAAATGCAACATTAGACTAAAGTCTAAGAAGCTTGGCAACAGATTTTTGTTGCACGGTCTGGAAATGCGTGCTAGGATGATTCCATGATGAGAAGAAAGCGCAGACTAGACCGTAACCATATCGTCTATAGCTTGGCTGTAGGCAAACTGGAATACATAGGCGTGACCTATGTCCAGGATCGCTCTCCAGTCAAGTCCCTGCGTCGTCGGTGGTTGAAGCATGTCCAACGTGCTTTGACCGAGGACCACGATTGGCGGCTTTGTAAAGCGATTAGACGACATGGTGCCGAAGCTTTCACTGTAGAAGTCCTAGAAGTGGTGCGTGGTAAAGCTCAAGCCCATGAACGTGAGCGTGAGTATATCCATACACTAAAACCGAAGCTAAACACCGACGTTCGTTAAGGAGATAACATGAGCGACACCAAAGACACTGTGAACAAACTGTCCAAAGCCCTGGTCAAGCGCAAAGGCTACGCTTATGCCGCTGGCTATCTCGAAAGCACACTGGTTGATCTAATCGAACGATATGTCCCTGAGGATCGTAAGGTCATGCTCAAGATCGAGATGATGGCTACGGCTTGCGAGCTTGCTCTTGACAGTAAGAGTGATGCATCGGCCGCATAGCAGGTATGCGGAAAAAACATTTGTAATCTGATTCCGATTCGTGTAGGATGAATCGGTAATCAAGACACACATCACACACTGGAGATATATCATGACTGTTTCCACAACTGACAAGCTCCGTATCGCTCGTACCAATATCCTTGTTGATCTTGCTGCCAAGAACGGTGGTAAAGTGACTCCTGAAGTCCTTCTTGCCACTTGTGAAGGTAGTCAAAAGCTTTTGCTTAACATTCTCTGGAATGCTCGACGTTCTGGTTATGTGAATGTTGATCAGGTACGAAATGGTCGTAAGATTGAATACTGGGTTGTTACTGTGACTGGTGAAGTGCCGACTGTACCCGTTGCAGTAGTCAAGACTAAGATTGTAAAAACGAAAATCGAAAAGACTAAGGCTGAAAAGCCTGTTAAGGTCGCTAAGATCAAGTCCGTTATTGCTGAAGATCGTGAGCGTATCAAGGCTGCCAATCTTGCGAAGATGAAAGCTGTTACCGCAAAGTTGAAGAAAGCCGCTGCGAAAAAGAAGAAAAAGAAGACTATTGTTGTTGATGACGTAGAAAAGACTTTCGGTTCAACTGGTGAAGTTGGTACCTCTTTCACCGTTGATGGTGGTTGGGACAGCATGGAAAATGTCAACGTTCGTGACTTCCTTCGTTAATAGGAGCTTCTGATGATATACGTTCCTACCGATGTTGAGAACGAGATAGGTTATAGAGATATGAAACAGCGTATTATCTTTATTGATATTGACGGACCGATTATCAACACACCATGTTACTATGTTGATTCGTTCGCATCAATTCAGCGATCAGTGATGAATACACAAGCGATTGGATATATCAATCGACTTGCACTTCTAGCAGATGCTAAGATCGTTACCAACTCCACACACAACTATCATACTGTGAAAGAGACGGATCGTAATCTTAGAGATGACTTACTTAGATGGGGTATGAAAGCATCATATATTCATGATGATTGGCGCACTACATTTCCATGGCCTGATCTTGAGAGTGATCCTTTGTTTCCAACTCATCGACGCCTTCGCGGTATCATGAAGTGGGAGCAAAAGAATGGTGATGCTGATTGGATTGCGTTTGATGATGAGCCGTTTATTGTCAAGAGTGATCCTCGTTTGATGCATGTTGATTTTGATCGCGGCATCGACCATGATCTATTCATGAAAGCGTGTAATCACTGGAAACTGAAACCAGAAGGTCTGATCGTATGAATGACAACATCTTTAACTGTGTATGATATCAAGACTTCTATATTCAACTTGAACAGAAGAAGAAGTGATGAACATCTTCTAAACGATGGCACTCTCGACTTATCTCTGATAATATCAAAAAATCTATAGAAAATTCAAATTTTGAAAGTTCAAGTTATATAAATATCATTGAAAAAGACACTATCAATAGGTCTAAGTAAATGCCATTTAGGATCAACAATCTTGTCGTTTTAGACGATAATAGAAATCTAACAAACGTTGGAAACGCATCACTTACAGGCTCGTTAAGAGTTAACGACCGTATTGTCGTAGATAATAATGGAAATCTAACAAACGTTGGAAACGCATCATTTACAGGTACAGGTGCGATAAAGATACCGACAGGTTCAACCATACAACAACCAGCTTCTCCCGTTGTAGGCATGCTTCGTTATAACACAGATACAAATAAAATCGAAGTCTATAATGGTACATCATTTGTTGCTGCTGGTGGTAGTTCCGGAGGATCGGCACTAGCATTTTACTTAGCTACAGCTTAAAAAAAGGAATAATAAAAAATGCCTGGAGGAAGATTTGCAAGCACCCTGATAGGACCATATGAAACATGTACTGTTTATGATAACACTTCAGGAGCTGCTGCTTCAATTACGATCAACACCACATCAGTAGATGCTGGTGTTGATCATTGTATTGGTATTAAACTAACAAACCAAAACACATGTGTTCAATGTTCTACGACATATTCCACTGGAACATTTTGTTATGCTTTACATAAAGACTTTGAGGTAGAAGCAAACAATAATTATATTGGTTTTGTCTGTAACTGTCTGAGTGATACTTGCTCAAGACATTTAAATGAATTTTATATAAAGTCTAATGGTACATGTTGTAATGGAGCAGGTATAGGCAGATCACTTTCAAATAGAACAACTCCTATTCCTCATCTCGGTACGATTGGACCAGATCCAAACTGGTGTATAGGTGTTCTGCCTGTCATAACACATTGTTGTACCCTAGCTTTAATTAACTTAAGGTGCTTATGTATTTATGGTGGAACTGTTTCAAATGAAACTCTATTAAACTGTATCTACAGTACACAATTAGGTATTGATGTTGCAGCATGTTGCGTTTCTAGTTATGGTCTATTTGGAACAAGTAACTGTGTAAACGGTAGTACCGCCGGTCTTTGTAATGGTTGTTCTGATATTGCAATTGATTATTGGAGTAGTGGTAGACCTGTGTTTTTTCTTCGACATGACTCAGCATCTTGTGCTGGTATGTTTAATTTATGTCAATGCACTATATTTTGCGGTCGAACTCAGACTTGCGTTCATTTTCCAGGTTATGTAGGATGTAGTTGCACTTTTATGGCGGCTTGCAGTGAAAGTTGGATTTGCCATGCATTGCAAGCGCCCAATGGTGCATATTGTTGTTCTTTATGTTGTTTGGGTGCATGTAGAGCATTTTTTGAAAGACAAATTTTTGCTGGATGTGGTATTGTGGCATATCAAGCTCCTCATTGCTGTAGATTTACTATGAAAACATACATTGATTTATCATGTGTAAATAGTACTACTGCATTTTTTGCTGACCCACTTTATATTTTTAATGTATCCTCTTATATTGGAGGTCCTGCTGTAGGATCCGCAATATTAGTTCCAGGAAATGACAACTTATCAACACTTAAATGGTTAACTTATAATCATTGTGACTTTAAGAATTATTTCATGTTATACAGTTGTTCAGGTAGTGGCAGTTTCAACGGTATATATTCTATTGATAGAACTCAATTAGCATCTCATCGTTGTATAAGAGATTGCATTAATCAATGCGGTTGTTTTTGTATTCCATCATGTGGAAGTTCTTTACCGGGTAATTTGTATACAAAGGTATCAAACATTCCTTCAATTTTATGTTGCATTTCTCCAACAAATTTTGTCAGCACAGTACCTGTCGCGACTGGTTTATGTGAATGGACAATGCACGCAGCGGACTTTTCAACCTTACCTCTACAATTCAGAAGATATATATCAAATGATTTAGTTAATTGGTCTCAAGCATCAGCTTGTGTATCATATTCTGTTCTAAATAGTTGTGCATTTGTCGTTGGTAACACAAACACAATAAGATCAGTTACCAGTAACTATGCAAATATTTGTAATTCTGGTATAATTGAATCAGCAGTAACAGGTCAAAATATTGAAAGAACAGGTATCGTTGTTTCCAATCAAGATAAAACTGTTATTCGAAATCTAAGCGATAAAGAAATTGCAGTTAACATTTGGGGCTATACAGAGTAGGGATTTTAAAAATGGCTCGCAATATAAGATTGAGCAGCAGTGGCTCAAGTTCAGGTGGAGTAACTTTACCACTTACTGCTTCTTTCGTTTGTCTACGTTCAAATAATTTTTTTGATAGTCAAAATAGAAAAATAAATAATTGGGTAGAAATAGCATGTTGTGTATGTTGGACAGGAGGAGCAGGTACAACTACATGTTTTAATTATCCATTCTGTTGTTATAGTGATGTTTGCTTCTATTTGGCTGGTCAAGGAGCAGCATCGTGTGTATCTACTGGATGTCTTTATTTTCTAGATCGTACAAATGGTGCACAATGTAATGCACCGATTTATCATTTTTTAAGTTTATCAGGTAGTATTACTTGCAAAGTATGCTGTTATGACATACCTCTTTGCAGTCAATTTTGCAGTGCTAATATAGTATCTGGTAGATTTTTTCCAAACGGAGGTAATTACACAGGTATCGGTATAGGTTTTAATATTTTTCCAGGATATGATCCTGGATATTGTTACGTAACTCCATATACGTCACGTGGATTTATTCCAACATCTACTTGTGTATCTTGGGATAGACTATGTGGTTTTGCTTGGGTCAATTCTGCATCAGGTGGTGGTATTTATCCAGGCGGGTCAGTCAGTAACGCAATGTTTAAATTTTATGGTATACCTTGTGTTTAATTTCTTGAAAAACTTTAAGGGTTAAAATGAAACATTTAGTCTATAATTTAGAAGGATCTTTTGAGATAGAAGTTCCAGATCAAACAGAAGAAGAGATTGCAGCCGAAAAAGAAAGAAATGATAGAGATTATGAAAACGGAATAAGAATTTTTAGAAACTCTCTTTTAGCTGAATCAGACTGGACTCAATTATTAAATGCTCCTCTATCAACTGAAAAAATAAACGAGTGGTCAATTTATAGACAGTCACTTCGAGATATTACACTTCACGCAAATTGGCCACATCTAGAACACACAGATTGGCCAATTAATCCAAATGGATTTACAGGAATAATGGAACCACAATAAATATTCAATCAAAATAAATATACTAAATTATATTACATGCTTAAAAGATAAGATGTAACTATTGAATAATTGTTATTCTATGATATAGTAATGATTATCGAAGACTTGAAATTGAAAGTGAGCAAGGAATAAAAAATGAAAAAATCTTTTATTATTGATGGTGGAGCAGGTCGTGTAATATCAGCTATTCCAGCATTAATCAAGCACGTTAAAAATAATCCTCAACAAGAAACTAGAATATTTATTGGTGGATGGGATACTCTTCTATGGGGTATTCCAGAACTCCACAATATATCATATTCTATGGATGTCAAAGGTAACTTTGAAAAAGAGATCATGACATCAGACGTTATCATCTCTCCAGAACCTTACAGACTTCCTAGTTATTTTAAACAACAAAAATCATTAGTTCAAGCTTTTGATGAAATCATTAATGAAACAAATGACCACAGTGATCTACAACCACCTACCCTCATCTTTAACAAGTCTGAAGAAAAAAGTGCCGCAAATTTAGTTGGACAAGTTAAAGCTCAGCAACAAAAACAGATTACAATTGTGATCCAACCTTTTGGAAGATCAGCCAATAGAGTTGATGATCGAGACATAATTGACGAGTCTTCTCGATCAATTGAAAGCTCGGCTTATCTTAAGTTGGTAAAAAAGTTAGCTACCAAATATAACCTTATCTTTTTTGGTGAAGAACAATTATATGTACCTGGTGATGACTTCACATTTAAAACTAAAGCCGATCTGAGAATGTGGGCAGCGATTATTGATGCAGCAGATTATTTTATTGGTTGTGACTCAGTTGGTCAACATATGGCCAGGTCTCGAAATATACCTGGAACTGTAGTTATTGGATCAACATTTGCGATCAACACAACATATCCAGAATATTTTAACATCTTTGAAAGACCTAACACTCAAAAGATTTACTCTCCAATTCGTATCAGTGGTTTTGAAAGTCATTTAGCAGATAGGTATAATGATCTGTGTATGGACTATTCAGATTCAGATATCGATAATTTGTATAAATCTATAGTATCAGATATTGGAAAAAAGGTGAAATAAGACATGAGGATTTTAGGAATTAATATAGGTCACAACGGTTCAGCAGCATATGTTGTTGATGGTGAACTTCAGTATTACATTGAAGAAGAGAGACTTTCCCGTAAAAAATATGATGGTAATCCTTTTAGAGCAATGTTAGAAGCTTCTCAAAGAGGAGTTGATATTCTAGTTATAGGTGGAACTTCAAATGACCTGCCAAGATTAACATGGACAGGAGAAGATCCTTATTCTGCATTTGTACGAAAATATAATCCAGATGTTAAAACTTTGATTATGGGTCATAATCATCATATGACTCATGCAGCTACAGCTTTTTACAATTCAGGATTTGAAAGTGCTGTCGCTGTGATTGTCGATGGTTCAGGATCATTTCATAAATTTGATAGTTCTGATGGCAAAACAACTTTTGGTGGATTTGAAACTGAGAGTATCTTTGATTGTGAGTATCCATCAAAGTTTGTACCTCTAGTTAAAAGATATGGAACAAATGAATTTATTAATATTAAACAGCCATCTGGTGTAGATCCTTCTGGAAATCATTCACCCGAAATAGAGATTAACAACTCTATAACTCTCACTAAAGCTTATGAAGCAGTAACAGATTATCTAAAGTTTCATTTTATTGAAGCTGGGAAAACCATGGGACTAGCACCATATGGTAAAGAAGACAGTCTATTAAGTGATCTTTTTATTAACGATAGAGGCAATAAAAACTATTTTCAACCTTCATATCCAGCTGGTGCTTACATTGACGAAAATTCTAATCCTCATCTATTGCGTCCAGAAAACTTTACAGAATGGCATAGAAATTCTTCGAGGATCACCGACATTGCTAAAAATTTAGCTTGGAAGGTTCAAAATGAGACACAAAATCAAGTTGGCAATCTGATTGAGAAAGCAGTAGCAATAAGTGGCAAAACGAATGTTGTAATAGCAGGTGGATATGGACTCAACTGTGTTGCCAACTATTATTTAAAGAAAAGATTTCCAGAATTAAACATATACGTTGAACCGATCTCTCATGATGGTGGCACATCCATAGGTATGGCTAAATTCGTACATCACAGTGAGACAAACGATTCAACCATTAGGCCACAAAAGACCATTTATTTAGGTCTAACTGTTCCAGATTATAGTGATTTAAATAATATGGAAAAAATTGAACTTAATGATGTAACATATGACGATGTAGCCAAACTCATTTCAGAAAAAAATATTGTTGCCATTTTTCAAGGTCGATCTGAAGCAGGTCCTCGTGCTTTAGGTAATCGTTCGATACTGTATGATCCTCGTGATCCGAAAGGTAAAGATCATGTCAATGTCGTTAAGGGTAGAGAGTGGTTTAGACCGTTTGCTGGATCAATGCTTTCTGAAAAATTTGAAGAGTGGTTTGAAACAGCAGATTTAAAAGAAACACCGTTTATGATGTTTGCTATTGATTTTAAACTTGAAAAACACGGTGAAGTTCCTTCAATCACTCATGTTGATGGTTCATGTAGAATACAAACTGTAACTGAGGATCAAAACAAGCATTATTATAATCTCATTAAAGCTTTTGATAAGATTACTAATATTCCAATCTTGTTCAATACAAGTTTTAATCTTGCAGGAGATCCTCTAGTTGAAACACTCGATGATGCTTTACAGACAATGAAAAACAGTAAAATTGATTATCTATATTTGCCTGAAATTGGAAAACTTTTAACAATAAAGAGAGACTCTGAATAAACATGGGACGTTATAGTACAGATTTTGTTGGTAATAGTAACTTCAATGTAAATCAGAATGATTATCAGTCTCAATACTCAACAGGAAGCTTGATGATGAATCAAGCTTCCTCTACTTCTGGAGTGTGGCCAACAACATTTAATAAACCTATGGTTGGCTTAGATTTGAACGGTACAATAATTGAAGACATCAACATTACAGGAGCGGAATCAGTTAAACTTCTTCCTACTGTACTCGAAGCAATAAGAAGCATTAGACTTAAAGGATATAAAGTTTTTATATTGTCAGATCAGCCAGGAATTACAAAAGGTTATACATCAGAGAAAAATATCCAATCGGCATTTCAAGAATTGATGAGAATTTTTGGTCAAGCTGGTATCATATCAATCGACGGATTTCTTCATAATACATCAGACATAAAAAATGATGAGTTTGCTAAGCCCAATTTAGGTATGGTTAAAAGAGCTGAAAATGAAGTTTTAAAAGGATCAACTAAATTTAAAGATGGATGGTATGTTGGTGATAGTTTAATAGATTTAAAATATGCTGATAAAATGCAAGCAAAACCTGTATTAATAAAAACAGGTAACTATCAACATGCAATAACTCAGTTAGAAAAATTCACTTATAGGAATTTAAAGTCAAAGACAAAAATATACAATAGTTTGTCAGAATTTGCCTCTTCTCTTCCATAACAGTATTATCCGAATAAAATCCTTCTTGACATCCTTGCATAATGGTGATAATATTTTTATATAAAATATGTCACATTGAGGAAGTTTATGAACATCTTCTATATTGATACAAATCCATACAAAGCGGCTGAGCAAATGGTCGATAAGCATGTGGTAAAGATGATTCTTGAAACCGCACAATTGCTTTCGACCGCCCATCGTTTGCTTGACGGTGAAGAGTATATCGGTCAGTCTAAGACTGGTCGCAAAGCAAAGCGTTGGCGTTTGCCTGATGACCGCGACACCATTCTGTATTCAGCAACACACATAAATCATCCGAGTGCCGTGTGGTGTCGTAAGTCGAACAACAACTACAACTGGCTGTTCTGTCATCTTGTCGGTCTTTGTCATGAGTATACATATCGTTATGGCAAGATTCACAAGATTCAACAAAACAAAGACTTCATGCAGATGCTTCAGTCTTTGCCAGAGAACATTCATGTTGGTCATTTCACACCCGTAACTCCTGCGATGCCTGACGAATACAAAGTACCTTGCTCTATACAGTCTTACCGAAACTACTACAAGCAGGGCAAGACACATCTTCATAAATGGTCAAAGCGAGAAATCCCAGAATGGATGAGCAATGCAGCATGATAGATTTGAACATGGCATATTCAGAGAGCAGTGAATACATATAAGAGTACATTGAATTATCTTTGGTTCAAAGAGCGTTAGAATACTAAATAGGAGTAGATATGCCAAAATACACTTTTGCCCATAAAGACACAAGTGATGAGTTTGAACTTACAATGTCTTATGACGAACTCATCTCATATCTAAATGAGCATCCTGAACTTAATCAGGTGTTTCGAATGAATGTTGTTGATCCTGTGGGCATTGGCGTATCAAAACCCCCATCTGATTTTCAAAAATATGTTCTAGGTAAAGTTAAAGAAGCTAATCCACACGCGGATGCTGTAGCATCTAAGCGATGGAACATACCAAGAGAGGTATAGAATTTCTTGCCAAGAAGATACAATAACAAAAACAATTCATCAGAAGAAGTACACGAAAGAAGAGGACGATCACCACGGTCGTCCTCTTCTATTTTTAAAGGAGTAAGCATGTCCAAAAAGTCAAAGAAGAATAGTCCACAGACAGAGGCTGCCAATAATCATTTTGAGCTGAGAACAATCAAACCACTAACAACAAATCAGCAAACTGCCTTTGATGCCTACAGACAAAACTTCAATCTTATGTTACATGGATATGCTGGAACAGGAAAAACATTTTGTGCAATGTATCTCGCTTTGGAAGAGATACTAAATGGAAAATGCACTCGTGACAAAATAGTATTGATTAGATCAGTTGTTCCATCTCGTGACATGGGTTTTCTTCCTGGTTCAATAAAAGACAAAATTGCAGTGTATGAAGAACCATACAAAGAAATCTGTGACGATCTATTTGGACGTGGAGATGGTTATGGTATTCTAAAAATGAAAAAGATCATAGAGTTTACCACAACATCATTCTTAAGAGGCTTGACATTCAATAACGCCATTGTTATAGTGGACGAGACTAACAACATGACATATCAAGAGATCGATACTGTCATGACTCGATTAGGCAATAACTCTCGCATTGTCTTTTGTGGTGACTACAGACAGTCTGATCTAAACAAGCCACATGAAAAGACAGGTATCACAACTTTTATGAATGTAACAAAGCGTATTCACAGCTTCAGACATGTTGAATTTCAAAAAGAAGATATTGTTCGCAGCGGTGTTGTCCGTGATTACATCATTCAGAAAACTGAAATGGGGCTATGAAAACATTTAGTTATTTGACGAATATGCCTGAACTAGTATCTCTCAAAGTCGAAGATACCGACAATGGGAGATACTATACATCACCAAATGGTGTTAAGTTATCTTCTGTCACAACTGTTTTAGGTCACTTCAAGAAACAGTCACTCATCGAGTGGACAAAAAGAGTTGGTGAAAGGGAAGCCAACTACATAAAGAACAGAGCTGGCACTCGCGGCACTAAGTTTCATTCTCTCATGGAAAGATATCTGAAGAATGAGCAAAACATTCTTGAAGGTGTTATGCCAGATATGAAGCAGGCATTCAGGGATGTCAAAGCAACTATTGACAAGATCGACAACATACACTATATTGAAGCCCAGCTATACTCAGAACAATTAGGAATAGCTGGTAGAACGGATGTCATTGCAGAGTTTGACGAAGTGCCGAGTATCATCGATTTCAAGACTTCTCTGAAAGAGAAGAAGAAAGAGTGGATAGATAACTACTTCGAACAAGGCACAGCATACTCTTTAATGTATGAAGAACTTACAAATATACAGATACATCAAGTTGTTGTTATCATATCAGTAGACAGTATGGATAGTCCTCAAGTTTTTACTGTAGATCGTAACGACTATATTGATTCCCTTAAACACAAGATCGAAACCTATCATAAGGAAAAAAACTCAAATGTTTGTTGACTTTTGGATTGTATCCCTATTTTCAATACTGTTCGGTATTTGTGCTTGGTGGAATCATAGAGAAGGTGTAAAGAAGGGAATACAAGGAACATTAGCAGTCCTTGAACATGAAAAGATTATTATGATGAAGGATGATCAAGTTTATCCTTATCGTGAAGCTAAACGTTACAGAAAAGGAGTGAAAAATGTTTGAACTAATTATTGGATTTTTAGGCGGACTTGTTGTAGGATGGAATTTCTTTCCTCAACCAGAATTTGTAAAGGAATGGTTTGGCAAGTGGTTTTCTTCTGATAAAGAATAAGACTTGACATTCAAATCGAACTAGTCTAATATATACATATGCTGAGGTTGTTGAGGCAAACGAAATAAGCGAACTGGACGGGAGTGCAAATCTCCCCACCTCCACCATTTATGGGGGTGAATTAGGTATCGACAGGCGTGGTAAAGGTATGCGGAGACCAAAAGCAAAATCTAAATGCAGCGAATGATAACGCTTCATTTGAGGCTCGCCTAGCGGCGTAACCTTATTGGGTATGAGTTCCACCTAGAAACAGAACGGACTCACTTCACACAACACACGGAGAACATATTATGACTTCTAAGACTCCATTCGAAATTCGCACTGAACTTCTTCATCAGGCTCAGACTATTCTCTTTGAACAAAACATGGCTGAACGCTTGCGTCTTGAGAACGATTGGAACACTCAGCGTGAAGTAGCTTTCACATTACGAGAAAACGGACAAGCTACAATTCTTCCAGAATTTCCAAAACTTCCAGTAGTAACAACTGAAGAAATCATCGAAGAAGCACGAAAGCTAAACGACTTCGTTTCGAAGGGCTAAGACAATGGGACTTCTCATCTATGCAATCATCGGTGCGAGCTTTGGCTATATTGCCATATGGTCGTCAGTGATCTTCAATAAGACTCTTGAGGAAAGGGTGAGAAGTCTCTTGCTTGGCGTTCCCATTGATGTTATAGTGTTGATCTTCTTTGCAATGAATGGTAACGGAGCAATCTTTACATGGATGTTGATTTTCAAGTATCTGTTTCTTGCAGCAATCGATCTTGACAAGACATTGAGGCAGTGATGACAACAAAAGAAGAAATTTCAGACTTTTCTATGATGATCGAAGAACTTGTATGGGAAAAAGACATCTCATACATGGAAGCTGTTGTATTATACTGTGAGCAGACTGGCTTTGAGATTGAACTAGCAGCAAAGATGATATCTGGTGTACTGAAGTCGAAGATCAAGTTTGAAGCTGAAAAACTTCATTATCTTCCTAAGTCTAACACTGCGAAGTTACCGATATGAAATCACTTCAAATAAGTACTTCAGGTGCAAATCCAGGAAACATTGTTATGGACAATATGTCAACAATTACTCAGAATTTTTCCTGCGATACGACAACTACGACTGAACACACGACAACTACGACTGAGAACTTCTCACCTCAAGATGTTGCTCGCATCGGTGATTTGAAGAAAAGAGCTACAGCTATTACTGAATTGATGAAAAAATATCAAAGCAACTTCTTCAGTGTTATCGGAGATCATAGATTTGTTCTTGCTGGTGGTTGTTTCACTTCATGGTATCATGGTGAATTACCAAAAGATCATGATATGTTTATTCTGGATTGGTATGGTGGTAAAGTCTTTGATGACAAACTACAATGGTCAGAAGAACGATATAAGTTGAGTGATGAAAACTACCTCAACGCCATGAGTCATAATAAGATGATTGTTGATGTTATCCTTGACAAGATGACAAATGTTCAGTATATTCTAACTAAGTACAAGACAAGGGAAGAACTGATCAAGCACTTCGATGTGGAACATGCTTGTGTCTCATATGTACCTGCTAATGATAAACTCTATGTCAGTCCTTTGACATTCGATTGTATCAAGAATAAAAAGCTCAGATCACACAATGGCAAGATTGCCGATTGGAGACAACTTAAGTTTATGCAAAAGGGATTCACGCTTGAGACTGTCAGCGTTTGATACTTACTCTTTATATCTTGCTTTGAAGAACCACTTCACACGAGATAGTTACGACTTCTTTAGATATCACGGTAAAACAAATGCGTCTCACGATTCTTTCATGGGACGCAAAGACAGATACCAGTTTCAAAAACTCTCAAGACTATATGATGAAAGTGAACTTACTGGATTCATTGTTGCCAATCTTCTAGCTGGTAAATCATGGGTTGGTGATCTTCTGGACGAAGATGCACAAGAAGTTTACAAGAAATACACCAAGATCAACCAATCTCTCTCATATCACTTCACAAACGAATTAGACAGACTATTCACTCAGTGCACTCCATCAGAGTGCTTTCGTACTCACAAGAACGAGCATCCTATTATCTTTATGGAATATCTGTCTAGTAAAGTGTCTATTCAGACAATGGTCATTTTAAACACATTCATTGATTATGAACAAAAGTGGAATGTTGCGTATAATGATGACTTTTTGTGGAATAAACATAGCTCTCTAATAAAAAAGTATACACCATTCCTTGAGTATGATAAGACTAAACTCAAGAACATACTCAAGGATAAAATTAAGGAGTATGAGCATGGAAAAGAACAAGATGCGTGCCCAACATCGAACTCACAAAGAGACGAAGCGGCATAGTGAAAGATTTTGTGAATAAAGTTGACTATATAAGATTGACAAGACGAGATTGTCCTGTCAATATAAGAAAGTTACATGATGAATATCGTGGACAATACAACAATACATCTAACATACGGAGATATACAAATGGCTAATTTTTCATCCCTCAAGAAGACTTCTGGTGATCTTTCCCGTCTAGCAAAAGAAATCGAAAAGATCAGCGCACCTGCTGAAAAGCAAGGTGATGATCGTTTCTGGAAGCTAGAGAGGGACAAGAGTGGTAACGGTGCTGCCGTTATTCGTTTCCTTCCACCTTCTGCTGTAGATGGTGATGATGCTCTACCTTGGGTTCGCATGTTCAATCATGGATTCAAGGGTCCAACTGGCAAGTGGTATATTGAAAACTCACTAACTACACTTAATCAGAAAGATCCAGTTTCAGATTATAATACTCAACTCTGGAACTCAACAACTGATGATCAGTCTTGGCAGCGAAAGCAGGTTCGAGATCAGAAGCGTCGTTTGAATTACATTTCAAACATCTACGTTGTCTCTGATCCAAAGCATCCTGAGAACGAGGGTAAAGTCTTCCTGTTCAAGTATGGCAAGAAGATTTTCGATAAGATTACAATGCTTATGAATCCAGAGTTTGAGGGTGACACACCAGTCAATCCATTCGACTTCTGGACAGGTGCAAACTTTAAGATTCGTATTCGTACTGTTGATAGCTATCCAAACTATGAACAGTCTGTCTTTGATACACCAAAGCCACTTCTCAGTGATGATGAAGAACTTGAGCGTGTCTGGAACAAGCAATACTCACTTAAGGAATTTCTAGATCCAAAGAACTTCAAGTCATATGACGAACTAAAGCGTCGTCTTGATGAAGTCTTGAATCTTGAAGAAGAAGCAGGCTGGATGAAGCAACCAGCCACTCAACAGAAGGCAGCACCAGTCGCTGCTGAGAAGCCAGTATTCAACAAGACAAAGACTGTTGAAAATACTGCACCATTCGATGTTGATGATGACGATGAGCTTGAACAGTTTAAGCGTCTAGCTCTATAAGATTAAGGAGGGGTTTTCCCCTCCTTTTTTTTATGACAAGTTGTCTGCAAATCTATCGTAGTGACCACCAAATGGATCAGACATTTTACTGCCATTCACTGCACCACATGCTCTAACAAAGCTAGGGCATTCAAAGTTTGGGTTAGCTGCAACTGAGAAAGCAAGCGTAGGATTTGATACTCCCTGTGCAGCAGAAGATTGCATAGCTGACATATTTCCAACATTCACATTATTGTCAGTCTTTTCATTTGATGCTGGATCAGATTGAGTATCAACTTCACCACCCTCAGCAAGAACAGGTATCAACTCATGATCATCAATTCTTCTTGTATCTTTTGCACTTGCTGAAGAAGTCTTCTTATTTTTCACTTGCTTTGTTTTTGGATTGTATGAAGACTTAGCATTATTTGTTTCCATAGTGAAGATAGGTACTGCTGTTGTGTCTGGTTTTTTTACGGATACGTAAGTCTTAACTTTATTCTCGCTGTCATCTTTTTCAGTGTCTAATCTATCGACCGCAATCTTACCTGTTTCAGGATCAAAGATTGCGGTTTCTTTGTTTGTGTTCATAGTGAACATAGGTTCTTTGTTCTTAGCATCTACAACAACAGCATCATCACCCTTCAGATTAGAATTACGATCTTTATGTTTGATTGAATATGCTTCTACTTTGTTCGTCTTTTGATTTACATCTTTCTCACCACCATCATAGAATGCCAATGCAGGTAAAACATCTTCTGCTTGTTCTGTTACTGCAACTGCTGTACTTGTTTGTGGTTGTGATTGTTCTACTGGACGAGCTTGAACTGGTGTTGCAGTGGCTTGTTGTACTGGTTGTGCTGATCTTGCTTGTGTTCTTTGTGTCTGTCCAGCTGGTGCAGGTGCTAGCATTTGTCCAGATGGTTGAATAGAAGCTGGTATTGCAGGAGTTGGTGCAGCAGGTTGCGCTTGAACAGGTGCTGCTGTTTGTGGAGTAGCTTGACCAGCTGGTGTTGCAGCAGTTTGTTGCTGAACTGTTTTTGCATTTTGATTAGTTGCTTGTGAAGTAGTTTGACCAGCTGGTGCAGGTGCAACAAATGGTTCTTGAGGAGTTCCAACTGGTGCTGGAATAGCAGGTGCTGCTGGTGCTTGAGGTGTTGCTTGTGATGAAATAGTTTCTTCGGCTTGAATTGCTCTTCTATAATCACCAAGACCTATTGATCCTTTTCTCTTAGCATCTTCTAATCTTCTCTCCAAAGCTTTTTCATCTTCTTCACCTACACGCCTTGTTGCAGGATTCTGAGATTTCTTTGCTGCTTCTTGTCTCTGAGCTACCCATTCATCAAGATTGAAAGATTCTCTTTGTTCAACACCTGATCTTCTAGCTCTTTCTATCCATTCACTACCACCCCAAGAAGCTTCAGAACCACCACCAACATGAATTCCATGTTTACCCATGTAGCCTAAACCTGCACCAACACCTGTGGCACCAGCTTTTACGCTATTTTGTACAAATTTTTCCATAAGTACTCTATCAGACTCGACGGTCATGTCTAATTTTCTTCTTTTGCCGTCTTGATCCCTAACATAAAGTCTTAAATCTGCTGCACCACCTTCATCATGTCTTTCACCCCCTTTTCTAGATGCTCCTGGTGTTCCTTTTTTTGCTTGTCCTCCAGAATATACTTCAACTTCAACACCAGCTTGTTCAGCAGCATATTCAAGTTGATTTGAAAGTCTTTGCTGTAAAGGACTTCTTCTTGTCTCTGCTAGGGTTGATTGTGCTTGTGTAACTCTACTTTGTGATTGTTCTAATGGTGTATCAGACGGAGATGTTGTTGTATCCGTAACTCTTGCTCTTACATCTGCTGTAACTTTACTAGGATCTTTTTGAAAGGTCTCATTAAACTTTTCAACACCCATCTTGTTAATTGCTTCTACGACTCTTTGTGCTTGACCAACAGGCATCTTATTAAAAGTGTCTAAGAATTTTGGATCAATACCTTCTGGAAGACTTGGTATATTACCTTTAGCAATTACTTGAGTTCTTTGTTCTTCTTCTCTTTTTTCAAGTGCTTGTCTTTGTTTTTCGACATCTTCATTTGAAAACTCAGCTTTACCTGAACCAGGCATTACACCTGTAATTGCTGCTCTAAAAGCTTCTTCATGTTTCATTCCAGCAGCTAAATTTTTCTGATATGCTTCTCTAGCTGCTCTTAGAGCTCCGGCTGTGACATCTAATCCTACATGAGCTTTATTTGGACCACCATAATAACTTGATCCACCTTTTGACACAGATGCCATAGATGCCCATTCTTGAGACAACTGTTCTTGTGCCGTAGAAAGATTATCATTTTTTCCTGTGATAAAATTTGCTATTCCGGGTCTCTTGTTCTCTGATAACCAAGCAAATATTTTTTGTTGCGTTTCTGGATTGTATGTTGTTGTTCTTGGATCAAGACCTAATCCTTTAATAGCTTCTTTCATTGTAGTTGGAATAACTTGGTATGCACCAACAGCAAACAATTTGTCAGGATGAGTTCTTGGTAAATTTTGCCTTGCCATTACGTCTTCTAATGTCATATTAGAAAAGTCCATTGTACCTGCACGATACTTGTGTGCTTGACCTTTATTATAAACATTATAAGCGTTTGGTGTTCCACGTTCTCTTGGTGTAACTTCACCTCTTTGAATCACTTCACCAAGACTTCCTTGTGCAACTGAGCTTGGCAATTGTTTAGGCATAGATTCAATTACTTCTTCACGAGTCATCTGAGATGCTCTAGAAGGTGCAACTTTAAATACTTCTTTTCCTTCTTGTTCGACTGTCTGAATACCAGCTTTCTGTCTATCTTCTGGACTTAATCTCTTGATAAACGATGCTCTAGGATCATCTGAAGCTATGTTACCATTTCTCATCTGTTCAATGACTTGTCTTTGTTCATCTGAGAGTTTAGCTCTTGCACTTGGATCTGATGCACCTGGTGCAGCTTTCTCAAGCTCTTTCATCCATGTAGGGACACTATTACGAACTGATGGTGCTGTTGCAGATGGACTTTGACTTGCTCTTCCTGCTGTTGGTGAAGAAGCATCAGGTAATACACCACCCAGTCTTTCTCTTGCTGCTGGTGACATTGCTTGAAGAAAGCCAGAAACATCATATTTCAGTCTGTCTAGAAAGTATCTTGGAAACAACATTGCAAACTGATCTGCTGTCAGTTGTGATACAATTCTAGCACCACCCGTAGTTTTAAATATCTCCATCTTGTCTGACGGGGATAACTTAAGTAGGTCTTGAACGTTTACATTTAGATTCTTAACTTTCTTTAGCATGTTTATCTTCTTCTACTTGCTCTTTGTTGTGCTGCCCGATCACGTTGTCTTTCTTCCTGATCTTTTAAGAAACCTTTGAGAAGATCAATGTAAACATGTCTTTCCCAAGGTATCATACTTTCAAGATCATTAATACTGTACTTGTGATGCTGAATAAGTGAGAAATTCGTCTTATAGAAATTTTCTAACTTATCGTGACCGAGCATCATCGAAAAAAATTTTCTAAATCTCTATAGCTATTCTTGTGCATGAAGCCACATCTTGTGCATTGTGCTTCATGTTCAATCACAAAATATGGAAAGTTATCAACAAAGTTCTCTATCTTCTTAAAGTTTTCAACTGATAAGTTCTCAACAAACTCTCTCAGTTCAGATAGTGTAAAGTCTTTGTTGAGACTCTTGACGTTATCACCCTCTGTGATGTATTCAATACAACTGAGAATGAGATCGATCTTTAGATTTATCGAGTCTTGATCTTCATTAAGTGTTCTGATGTCATGATAAGATGGATACTTCATCTTCAACATCACATTATTACCTAATGAAATCTTATTGCTGATCTTATCATCTTTCATGATCTTTGCATTAGTGAGATTGATTTCAGAGTCAAAGATATTACCACAAACACCATTTTCAGTTTCATGATTGCATCTAAGCTCGATATCAATTACTTCAGAGATAGACTTAGCTCTAATCATGTTAAAGATGTAGTCAACATCAAAGAATGGAATCTTGTCCAGATTGATGTCATCAATGATACAGCTTTTTAGAACTTGCTTTACTGTGTTAACGATGTAAACCGGATCAGCAGATTCGGCTGCCATCAAAAGTATCTTCTCTTCTTTCACTACAAAAGGCCTATATGTCACTGTCTTACCTGATGATGGTAGAACAACTTCAAAATTAGGCAACATAAGACTTGGCAAACTCATTCATGTTCCTTTCATAAAATATAAAACTTGTATTACTGTGCGGCACGAACCAGATTTGCGAAGTTGCCACCTGCCCATGTGCCTTCTTGCTTGTCAAGACCCTTTCTTGTCCACCAGTGATATGTAAATGTGATACCTAGTCTTAGAAACTGTTCATCTGACCAGGTAACTTGCTGTGGATTAACTAGAATAGGATGAGCTTTCAATAGAGAGAAAGCATATTGAGGTTCATGAAAGTTATCCATCTTGAATATCTGAACTTCACAAGTGTAATTGTCTTTGTACTCGAAATCAAATGTGTTTGATGGATTAATTAATTCCATCCAATCATCGAATACTTGTCTTTCATACATCTCATCTCTACAAATAAACACCATGTTCAGGTCTTCATAGTTACTCTGATATGGCATCTTGAAAGATGGACCATAGTATCTAACACCGTCTAAGTTATTGAATGATCTTCCTGGATATTCAACAGTCTCACACAGATATGTCAAATCATATCTGAGTCCATTTTTACCACCAGATGAGAATACTTGTGTTAATTGTCCTGATGATGGTATAATTCTAACAAGAAATTTACATATCTTAGATGGTCCACCCTTATCACCTAAGACGGACTTGACATCTGAAAGAAGCTCAGAGTATGGTGCGTTTAACTGTTGCGTTTTTTGATCAGACATTTTTTCTTAGCTCTTTTCTACGAATAGTTGTACTGGTAATGCAATAGCTTTGTCCCACTCATCTGCTGTAACTTCGATAAACTTACTTCTAACGTGACTGAAAAGATATCTCTTAATACATGGTCTTGAGATGCTTGCTAAAGACTTTGTGCTAGACAGAAGATCATATGACATTCTGATTCTTGTTGTTGCGTCATATCTTGAGTTGCTTCTAAACTCTGAAAGTCTGTTGAGAAGAGTTGCTCTTTCAGACTGACTTAGATAGTGCAAGTTAAGACCTAAAAATCCATCTGGATATCTTTCGATAGGAAACACGAGAGGAAACCTATCGTAAATTTGTAACTTGTCTTTTGTTTTAGGATCGTAGTAGAAGAAATACATCTTACCGATTACAGTGGCATCTCTTGCCCTTGTATCGTTACTGACGATATTCTTTCTGTATCCTGCGGCTGATCTGGCTTTTCCAATAAACCAGTCTGCCATTTCTTTTTCTTTTGATGTTGATGCCATGTTGTTATTTATGTGTTAGATGCAAAATAGTTCTTGACAATGGGTTGACAAGATGCTATAAAGGCTATGCCCTGTTGCAATGAATACTAATATATTACTTCTTAGTCTTATTGAATATCTCGTCTTCAGTAAGTATCTTGAACTTCCATCCTCTGTCTAGACAGTATTCTTCTGCTGCTTTCCACTTAGACTGATTAACACCCCAAGTAGTTACCTCATTGATATACTGCTTAGTGATCTTCTTCTTTTTTGTTGGTTCTTTTGTTTGATTCTTTGGTTTGACTTCAATCATCATAGTCTGAGTCTTACCATCTGGTGTTTTTACTTTGATGATGAAATCTGGAAAATACCTATGATATCTGTTGTCAACTGGTGACACATATGGTATTGCTATCTCTTCACTTCTCCATTCTAACACATTAGAGTTGTCGTCAAGATATCTCATTACCCTGAGTTCCCAAAGTGATCTGTAAATAATGTTAGTAGGATCCCCAATATATTTTTGAGGATTCTTTGGACTGAATCTTCCTTTGTAATACTTCATATAAATATATATGAGATTTTTACAATATCAGGAGATTCAATTGGTTTTACCATTAATTATAGGTGGTGTTGCTGGTGCCGCTGCTGTAGCTGGTGCACTCGTTGCTGCAAGAGGTATTGGACTCTCTGACGTTATAGAATCTGCTGTAACACCAGGTGGTATAGGCAATCAAACTGGTGATACATCACTCGGTCAAAGCGAATATGATTTTAACTACAGAGCTTTTCCAAATGACCTAGTGAATGATACTAATGCACACTACATGGTTATTAACATCAACGTACCAGCAAAAAAAGGTGGAGATGTTAGAACATCATACCAGGGTGCTCAGTATAACACTTCTGATCTACCTGGTGATACGAGCAAGCTAAATGTTGCTAGATCTGGTAAGCTTCAAGGTGGTCAACCATTACCACCAGGTGCATTGAGTGGTTCATTACTAACACTACCAAGATACTCAAAGAGAATTAAAGAGTCGATTGCTATCTTCATGCCAGGATCAATTCTATATGGTCAACAGAATCAGTATGAAGAAATCTCAATGACTGCTATTGCAGGTAACGTAGGTAAAGCAGGTCTACAATATGCTACTGCTGCACTATCTGGTATCGCTGGTGGTGCAATAGGTAGATCAGTAGGAAGAGCAGCTGGTTCTGCTAGGGCTGTTAATGCGTTAGGTCAAGCTATTGGTACAATTGCAAGTATCACGCAAAATCCAATCAACCCAAGAGTTGAAGTTCTTTTCTCGACAACTAACCAAAGACAGTTTGTGTTTGAGTTTCTTATGGCACCAAGAAACGAGCAAGAATCAAAAACTATAGAGCAGATTGTCAGAACACTGAGATTTCATGCTGTACCTGAATTGAACAGTAGTACTGGAGGATTGACTTTCATTCCACCTGCTGAGTTTGATATAACATTCTTTCATAAGGGTGTTGAGAATGTTAAGATACCAAGAATAAATACATGTGTTCTAAACAGAATTGACGTTGATTATTCACCACAAGGTGTTTACTCAACATTTAAGAATGGTTATCCTGTTGCAGTTAGATTGAGTCTTGCATTTACCGAAATCGAAATGCTCCACAAGGCACGTGTAGTCCAGGGATTCTAAAACATGGCAAATTTCTTAGATATCTTTCCTAGAATCACATATGATATTAACAAAGATAGATATGAAAATCTAGATGTCGTCACTAACATTTTCTTTAGAGTTGGCATCGTCAAGAGTATTCTAGACAACTATGGTTCATACTTTGTTTATGAGATACCAGATGGACAAAGACCAGAAGTTCTAGCTGAAAGAATATATGGTAACCCAGATGCATACTGGATCATTATGTATGCCAATGACATGTATGATCCCATGTATGACTGGCCATTATCATACGATGCTTTTAAGAAGTTCATCATCAATAGATATGGCTCAATTGCAACAGCTAAGACTACGTATCATCATTATGAAAAAGTAATTGAACGTCAAGAGAGCTTTACAGGTATTATTACAACACAATATATAACTATTAATAAAGAAAAAGCAACAACAAACACTGCTGCAAGTCTAGCAGATGTACCATATGATTACTATGATGATCCGAATCTTCCTACAGAAGGAGCTTGGATAACGATTAACATGGGTAATGGTAAGTCTGTTCAAGAAAGAGTATATAAGAGAAGAATAACTAACTATGATTATGAAGATGAGTTGAACAACAACAAGAGATTCGTGAAGGTTATCAAAGCTGAGTACTATAATACTATAATTGAAGAACTGAAAAGACTAGTTGATCCTACAAAGACAGCAGTTTCATTTAGAAGAAGACTTATTTAATCATGACTAATGAAGAAGACTTAATTAAAATCACACTGACTATTGAAGGTGTTAATTTTGATAACTTTCCAGAATTTTCTGCATATGAAGTTATTCTTGGTGAGAGTTTAAAGACACCAGGTCTTCAAACAGCAATTAAGATCAACAATGCTCTTGTTTCAGGTGTTGATCAAAATAGAATCAAGAATCTAGATGAATTAAAAGGAAGAGGCGTCAATATTGAAATTGAAAAGTCTTCTTTTGCTATTGAACCATACAAACAATATGAAATACCTGTTGTAACAAAAGTAGGTTTTGATAGTCAGCACATCGTCTACAGAGCAGAAGATAGAACACTACTAAACAATAATATGGAAGAACTAACTCTTAGAGCATGTGACCTGTCTTTGATTAAAGATGCATCTGCGCTAATCAGTAAGAGTTGGAAATGTACATCACCATCAACAATTACTGGTGACATTCTCACAAAGTGTTTAGGAATACCAAAATCAAATCAAGTCATTGAACGTCGTAGTACACCTAACTATGACTATATGGCTAGAAACATTCATCCTTTTCAAGCTATCAATCAACAAACTAATGCGGCTTTAGCAAAGACAGATGATCCATCATTTCTGCACTTCATGACATATAATTTTAAAAGAGGTGTTGGTATGCATCACTTTGAATCATTATATCAGATGACCAAGAAACCATCTGTTATGACATTTAAACATGCAACAACAGGTGATGTTACAGGTTTTATGAATCCTATTAAAGCATTAAGCTTCAGTTTTCCATGTGACTTCGATCTTCTATCAGATGTTCTAAATGGTATTGGACCAGATGGTAGTCCTATATCATCTCTAGCAGTGTTTAATCCAAAGAATAAAATGTTTAGTATGTTGGGCAATCAATCAATTGGTTGTGGTGTTGGTGGTGGAGTTTACAAAACAGCGCAAACTAATATCAATACTGCAAGACAACAAGACACATGCCAGAGTGATGTTGAGAAGTATCGATTAAAGAGACAAGCAAGAATGAGTCTTCTAGAAAGAGACAAGATTGCTCTTAGAATGACAGTTCCATTTAATCCTAAGTTGAACGTAGGTAAAGTTATTACATTTGAGTATATTGATGAAGATACAGGTGAAAAGATGTATGGTAATGGAGACTATCTAATTCTTAATCTATTTCATCATGTTAAGAACGGTGGTTATGGAACAACAGTCATTGACTGTGTATCGAATACCGTTGGTCAAGGAGGTAAAGTATAAAATGGGAAATAAAGTTTGGGGTATTGTAATTGGTGGTCATGATGCTGATCCTGATCCAACACAGTCTGGTGGTGTGAGAGTATGGATTCCTCAATACATGGGTCCAGACGTAAAGCCAGAGCATATCGGATTCAGTCCACTATCAAAAGAAGCATCACATGCTGGTGGTAGCATTTCATCTGGTACGCTTGATCCAGGTGCATGTGTTCTTGTTGAATATGATGACGTTAGTGATGGTTCAAACATTCCTCGTGTCATTTCAACACTTGAGCAAGTTGCAGACGGTAAAGCAAAAGTTCCAGGTAACATCGATCTGTTCAGTTTCGTTAAGACTTTACAGGGTAAAGATCCAAGAGAGACTGAGCTTGAAATTCGAATACCACCAGTAATCAATGAAACACAGCAGGGTAGAGCTACAATTCGAAATGTTAAAGAAAAAGGTCAGCAGCATAAGAACGTTCTTCTAGATAGCTTACCATCAAACGGTGCTATCTTTCCTATGGCTGGTCTAATTTTACCAGATATCAAGGGTATCGGAACAGCAACAGAAGCATTTAATAACATTTTAGATAACATCGTAACACCTGAAATTCTAGGTAAGTTGCCTGGTCTTAATATGTCACTGGGTAGTGTTCTTGGTTCTCTTGCAACTGGTTCTCTATCAGGTGTTTTAAATGCAGGTCTATCAGGTATTGTGAATGGAGCATTGCAGAACGTTACAGCAGCAGTGGGTGGTTCAATTGGTGGTGTTGTAACTGATCTTGCTTCACAAGCATTATTGGTACCAGAAGCCGCTGGTGCTCTCAGTTCAATCAGTGGACTCAATGATCAGTTTCTAGCTGAAGCATCAAGAGAGATGTTCTCAAAGATGCCTAAAGAGCTACAAGGGTCTTTTAAAAGCATGTCAATTCTAATGCAGTCAATTGAACAGTCATCTGGTGCTTTGAACACAGGTAGAGTTGATCCAGTTACTTTCGTGACGAACACAGCACAGATGATGAGCCAAGTAACCAACATTAGTGACATGGCTTCAGTCATGCAAAAAATGCTAATAGACAAAAGTATGCATGGACTCGACAAACTAGGTAGCATAAGTATTCCAGTAGAGACTCCATTCGGTACTCTTCCACTAAGTCTTGGTGCAGATGGTTCACTTACTCAAAATGCACCTGAGCTTTTAACTAAGCTTTTTGGTACGTTTAGTAAAGCAATGACACTAGCATCAGAGTTTCAAGGTGTGAATCCAGATGAAAACTTATTTGGTGGTTCAGCAGAAACAATGTTAAATATGTTTGGTAGAATGGGTGGTCCTTCTAACAAAGCCGCAGTTGAAATGTCTAAAGTATTGAATCAGTCTAGTCTAGCAAAATCATTCGCTAGAGACATTAAAACTGTCGTATCGGGTGGCAATTTTTTCAGCAATTAAAAGGAAGATAGTTTAATATGAGTGATGATCCATTAGACACAACACCAGCTCAAATGAATTTTCCAGAAGATGCTAGGAAAAAAGAGGGTGCTGGTAAATATCCAAACTACTACTCACACAAGACAAGATCAGGTCATCTTCTAATATTTGATGATTCAAAAGATGCAGAGCATGTTACTCTGCAACATAGGTCAGGCTCAACAATTCAGATGCACTCAGACGGTGCAATGGTACTTACTGCAAGTAAGGGACAGTATCAAGTTACTTTTGGTCCAAATAGAATTGAGATCAAAGGTGCCCAAGACATTCACGTTACTGGTGATGCAAGCTTGAAAATTGATGGAAACTATAATATGACTGTTGGTGAAGATATGAACATGACAGTCATGGGTAATCTGACTATGTCTGCTAAAAATGTCAATCAGACTGTTCGTGGTAACATTGACACTCAAGCAAAGAATAAGACTGAAAAGATTGAAGGCTCATCATCTACACAATCACAAGGTGCTTTGGGTATCTCAGCAGGTGATGGTATTATGATCTTTTCTGGTGATTCTTTGGGTATTAGAGCATCATCACAAGTTGGAATTCAAGCAATCGGTGGTGAAATCATGATGAAGTCTGCTGGCAAAGCGACACTATGGTCAGCAGGCAGTGATGTTGCAATTGAGGGTAGTCCAAATGTTTGGATCAACTCTGGAAAGCAAGATGATGTTCAGAAAAAGTTCAAGCATAGAAAAGCCAGGAAGCCAACACCTGAGTCAAGCTAAAAATAATCAAACAGTTGAGACATAAATAAAAATATGGCAATAAATAAAATCTCAAGACAACCAGACTACTCAGACTTGGACCTTGATTTCATAGCACATCCTACAACAGGTGATGTTATGAAAAAGAAAGGTGTTGAAGCTATTAAGAGATCAGTGAGAAATCTGATCTTGACTAACTTCTACGATAGACCATTCGTTTCAAGAATTGGATCAAATGCTCAGAAGTTACTATTCGAGAATGGAAATTTGCTAACTGCAAACTTTTTGAAAGATGCTATCGTAGAAGTCGTGAGTAACTTTGAACCACGTGTTCTCTTGCAAGATGTCCTAGTAGAGTTTGACTACGACAACAACGGATATAATGCATCCATCCAATTCATCATTCTAAATAGGAATGAACCTGTAGTAACATCACTTTTCCTAGAAAGAATTAGATAACAATGCCTACTTCAAATACAGCTTTGAGAGTAACTGAGCTAGACTTCTATACTATCAAAGAAAATCTCAAGACATTCCTTCGTAGTCAGTCAGAGTTTCAAGACTTTGACTTTGAAGGTTCAGGTATGTCAGTTCTACTTGACATTCTTGCATACAATACTCACTATATGGGATATTATCTCAATATGGTTGGTAATGAGATGTTTCTTGATACTGCACAACTTAGATCATCAGTTCTATCTCATGCCAAAGCAATTGGATATGTTCCAAGTAGTAAGCATGGTTCAAAGGCAAACGTAACTATCAGAGTGACACCTGCTGATAACGAAAACAACGTTGCTACAACACTAACTCTAGACAGATATACAGAGTTTCTAGGTCAAGACATTGATGGTGTAAACTATACATTCGTAACTCAGTTCTCAAATACAGTTTCAAAGACAGGCAATTCATTCAACTTCACAGGTATCAATCTGATTCAGGGTGAAGTAAACACACTACAGTACATAATGAATGATGTGACTAATCCAAATAGAAGATTTGACATTCCATCACAAAACGTTGATACATCAACAATTTCAGTAATCGTTCAAGAGTCAGCTACAAACACAAGCATTGAACAATACAATCAGTATATAGACATTACAGAAATTACAGGAAATACAGCAGTATTCTTTATCGAAGAAAAAGAAGATAGCACATATACACTATACTTCGGTGATAATGTTATCGGTAAAAAGCCAAAGAACGGCAACATCATTATCTGTACATTCTTAGAAACAGTAGGTTCACTGTCAAACAATATTTCAACATTCATTCTCAATGATAGCATTAACGGTTATTCAAACAACGTTGCAGTAACAGCAGCCAACTCATCATTTGGTGGTACTGACAAAGAGACAATTGAACAGACAAGATTTAGAGCACCATATCATTATACGGCACAGAATAGAGCAGTAACAACAAACGACTATGAGACACTAATCACAAAAGATTATCCAAGCATTGATGCTGTTTCAGTGTGGGGTGGAGAAGACAACGATCCAGTTGTATACGGTAAAGTATATCTATCGCTTAAGACAAGAGGCAATTACTTCTTATCAAATCTTGACAAAGAAAATATCAAACAGAGCTTAATCAGAAACAGAAACGTTCTAACTATTATTCCAGAAATCGTTGATCCAGATTTTACATACATCAAGATTACAGGTAGAGTAACATATAATCCATCCCTCACTTCACTGACAGCAGGTGATATTCAAGACTTAGTTAGGTCTTCAATTCAAGACTATAATGATCAAGAACTAAACACTTTTAGATCAACATTCAGAAAGTCAAAGCTTCAATTCTACATTGAAAGTTCTGACAAAAGTATTACTGGTTCAGACATTCAAGTAACTCTACAAAAAAGACAAGAGCTTACACTCAATAAGACTGATAACTATCAGCTTAAGTTTGAACTGCCAATTAAGAAGGGTGACTTCAACCAAAAGCTTTCATCGTTTCCGCAGTTTACAGTAAATGATCTGACAAATGTAGCCAGAAACGTATTCTTAGAAGAAGTGCCACAGTCATTCACTGGCATTAGCTCAGTCAGTATCGTAAATCCTGGTATTAACTATTCATCTATACCCACTGTTACAATTACTGGTGATGGTATTGGTGCAACAGCAAGAGCTATTATCGTTAACAGAAAGCTTAATAGAATCGAAGTTACAAATGCAGGTTCAGACTATACAAGAGCAACTGTCTCAATCACAGGTGGTGGCGGCAGTGAAGCATCAGCTATTGCTAGACTTGAAAATAAGCAGGGTACATTAAGAACATTCTACTTCAAACCAAACGGTGAGAAAGTGGTTGTCAATCCAAATGCTGGTACAATCAACTATGACACAGGTCTAGTAACTATCGACAGCTTAACAACATCTTCAGTTTCAGAAAATGACTTCTATGATGAGAATTTTCTAACTGTAAATGTTCCTATTGGTTCTGAGATTATCTCTCCAGTAAGAAATAGAATCTTAAGCATCGACTTTAATGATTCTTCAGCAATTCAAATAGACATGATAGCAGAGAAGTAATGTCAACTAATAACAAGATATCAAACTTAGTCAATAGTCAAGTACCATTCTTTGTTAGGAACGACCATCCTAACTTTATCTTGTTCTTAGAGAAGTACTATCAGTACCTTGAACAAACTGGTAAAGAGATAGAAAGAGCTAAAAAGCTCAGAAATCTGAGAGACATTGATCTAACAGAAGACATATTCGCAGAAAAGTTATACTCTCAGTTTATTGCGCTTATACCAAACAATGTCATCGCTGACAAAGCAATTATTCTTAAGCACGCAAAAGACTTCTATAGATCAAGAGGTACTGAAAAGTCTATCTCTTTTATTATCAATGCTCTTTTTGCTAAAGATACGGACTTCTATTATCCTAAAACAGATGTTCTAAGAGCTTCTGATGGTAAATGGTTTATTGAGAAGTCCCTAAAGATTGATGATTTCAAAGTTAACAATACATCAAGTGATAATTTTCTAGAGATTGAAAAGTTTAGAAGTAAAAAGATATCTGGTAATACATCCGGTGCTACTGCAATCGTAGAGACAGTTGATGCATACTATCAGAACGGTATTCTTGTTTATGAACTAAAGCTTTCAAACCAGTATAGAGATTTCGAGATAGGTGAAACTATCTTCACTTACTTTGAAGAAAATGGTTTAACAAAGACACTGACAGCAAATACTTTCGGTGGTATTCTGGCTTCAGTTAAACTTGAAAGCGGTGGTACAGGGTACGTTTTAGGTAACAACGTTCCTATTGAAAGCAACACAGGAACTGGTGCTAGAATCATAATTTCAGGCATCACGACTGGTAACATTAAGAGTATCATTGTATCACAGTCTGGAGCTGGATTTCAGAACGGAAACTTTCTTCTAATCTCAGGTGGTGGTGGTTCTGGTGCTAATGCTAGTGTTAGAGTTAGTCCTGATGGTTTCTATCATCCAAACAGCTATAACATCGTAACTTCAACGATATCTCTTGAAGCCAATACTCCTATCAACAACATTGTATATTCAAATCTAAACTCAGCAAACATTAACACAACAGTTGCTAATGCCGTTAACACATTTGTCTATGGTAATACAGGACCTGTAGAGAGTGTAGTCATTCTAAATCCTGGTTCTAACTATGTTTCATTGCCCATTATCGACGTTCAAGCTAACACTAGAATAAGATCGTTAGGAATTTTAGGCAGACTTGAAATTGCAAATGGTGGTTTAGGATATCAAGTTGGTAATAAGATTGAGTTTATCAATCGTTACGGTTCTTTTGGAACTGGAGCAGCAGCTAACGTTGTTAACGTCAATGCAAATGGAACAATCACTCAAGTAAGATTTGAAGCCGTTCCTGGTCAGATTGTAGGTGGATCAGGTTACATTCATGACAATTTACCAACTGCAAACGTTATATCATCGACGGGTAATGGGGCAAATGTTATTGTTAGATCCATCTTAGGTGATGGTGAGATATTAGTTGCAATTACAGACTCTATTGGAACAATCACAAATCTAACCATTACTGATAGAGGATCAGGTTATCTATCACCTCCTGTCATTAATCTTAAAACACAAGGTGATGGCACAGCTCTTGCTAATGCCACAGTCATCTCAGGCGTATTTGAGTTTCCAGGAAGATATATTAATGATGATGGTCATATCAGTTCATTCAATTTCTTACAGGACAGAGATTACTATCAGAACTATGCATATGTTGTAAGAACAAATGAGTTCATCGATAACTATCGAACAGCATTGAATAGTCTAACTCATCCAACAGGAATGAAACTCTTTGGTGAGTTTCTTTATGTTGATGCAAATTTAGGTACTCAAGAAGACTTGAGTATTACCACAGAAAGTCCAGTGCAGTTAAAGTTCTTCGATGGTATATACTATTCTAATGGTAATGCAAATGGAAGTAACTTATCGATTAATAGAACAAATCATGGTTATTCTACAAATCAGACTGTTTACCTAGAGTTCTTAACTGGATCAAACAGAAATCTATCAACAATCAACATTGTGAATCCAGGTATTGGTTATTCAAACGGATACATCAACTTCACTCGAGGTTCAGGTACAGAAGCAAATGCTTTCGTTCGTGTGAATACAAGAGGATCCATCACTTCTGTACAGATCAATAATGATGGTACGGGTTATCTTGATAGTGATCTACTCTTTGCAAACGTCAATCATCTAAGAACATATAATGTAGCTAACATTGTTGTGAACAACACTGGTAGAGGATACGGAAACGGTAGAATTACAATTACAGGTGGCAACGGCAGAAATGCAAACGTTCATGCGCTCGTTAACTCAGAAGGTTCTATCATTTCATTCAACTATACAGACAGAGGTACAGGATATCTGTTAACAGATAACGTATCAATCAACGTTGATAGTATTCTG